CCATGGCGCAACGGTTTAGAGCTTCAGCGACTACTGGGTCAAGTGTTTTGAACTCAAAGTCTCTTTTGCGCTTGCCCTTGTTTGCCCATTTCAAGAAAGATTTGACTTCCGCTTCTACCTCTATTTTTGGTTCTTCAGTTTGATTGTCTCCGTTTGTATCTAGCTGAGGTGCGCTGATCTGTTGTCCTGGGTCAATAATGCCATCAGGGCTGAATAATAGTACTCCTGCTCCTGTAACTAATAACGGCATATCAGCTTGAGGGGTGTCGAGTAGGGGTAATCCTAATTCGCTTCGGTGTTCGTTGATTGTCTTCGCTCCAGATGTTACCTCGATTTGAGCTTTTCGAGCGCTTGATTCGTCGTCTTGTCGCTTGCTCGGTAGCATTCTGAACTCAAGCTCGCGAGGCATGTTTAGGTATGCGTAAGAGATGTTGGTAAGAGTCTTGCTCAACCAAGTAATGATCGGTTGTACTCCAATAGCCTCTGCGTTACCAGCTTTTCCTTCTTCAAACCCTTTACCGCCTAAACCTACTTTTGGGCTGTATCCAATTTCAGTAGGTTGCACTCCAAAGTGTCCGCAAATTGAAGCTATTAAGAAATCGTCTAAAGTATCTTTGAACTTTTCTCCGTATGTTTCATTTACAACCGGGGTAAGCCCTTGCGGCAAGATTCTTGCGCGCTTGCGTTGCTCCGTCTGTCCAGCTAAATCATCATTAAGTATATTTTCATAAGCTCGTATTAAGTCTGGATTTGTTCCCCATACTGCATCGGTAGTAAACATGGTTTCCGGAAGTACGCCATCAGTATATTCTGCGCGTATCCATTGTTGCCTTCTCAAGTAGATATCTGCGAGCGCTAAGCTTCTTTCTACCGGGCTGTAGCCATAAACGCTGATTGTTCTGCGGTTACGCGGTGCATAAATTAAATCATCAGAGGTGAACTCTCCGTCTGCAGCAGGATCGTCTGCGTTAGCGCTGAACTCTGCTCTTGGAAATCCATATAGTATCTGTTGATAAGCTGGAGCAGGTGGGGCTGGTCGCATTCCTCTGTCGTCAATAAGCGGTTTGATTGTTGCTCCGTCTAGTATCTGTAAGCCGTAGAGCTCGCCTCCAACTGTTTTCTGCGGCCAAATACTGAGAGCGTCAATTACGAGTATCTCCTCTAATGCGATAATTAACCAGTCAGTAAAAGTTAAACCATTGGCTTTGTCGGGATTCTCCCAAAAGTTTCTTGCGCGGTTAATTTCATCGGTGAATTGTTCTCTTGCCTTTACCATTGCGCGCACATGGTCTCCACCAGCAATTGAGCTTATTTTTTCTGAGGCGTCAGTGCCAAGTACAATATCCCACTCTAAGCTAACAACTTTGTTTTTAATAACCTCCACGCATCTGCGTAATATATCTATTTGATCAGCTGCAGCGCGTAATGTTTTGAACGGTACAAGTTTTGTTTCAGTAATATTTATGTTTTGTGCAACCTGATATTCGTATCTTCTTGGGTCAGGTCTGCCGTCTTCTCTTAATGGATTTATTGCGCCTGGTGTTATTGGTAATCCTGGTCCGAACGGAACCATTGCTAACCAAGGGTTGCGCGGTAGTGGAGTATTGTTTCCGTATGATTGTCCGATAGACCCAGCTTGTCGCATCTGCTGCTCAGTCATAGTAACTGATCCTGCCGGAAGATTTGGAGCTTTCTCTATATTTGTTCCTGTTAATGCTCTTGCGATTCGGTCTCTAAGACCCATGTGAATCTCCTTATATTTGCCCTTGTAATTCGGCTTGAGTAATCATAGCAGTACCGCATTTAGAACACTGCGAGAAACTCTTGGGCATTGGTAAGAAACATTTTGGGCAAAAGTTTGCCAACGCATTGAAATAATTAGATACGCTACTTGTTCCTAGAAGCTCGCTGAATGCTTGCACCATCGCGTCTAATCTGTCTGGAGAATCCGTTGAATCAGGTGTCCAGTTAGACATTTGGTCTTCTAACTTTTCGTAGTTCCCGATATGTTTGATTCTGCCTTGCTCATACATAGCTGCAACAGGCTCAGCGCGAAGCTTCTTGCCGACATGCGCTCTGATCTCTCTGATTGGCAAGCTAGGGTCTACTTGTCGTAGTACTGCGCTGACCATATCTCCGCCTTGATTTACCTCCACCAATATTGCGTCGGCTTTCCAGCTTTTGAAAACCTCTACTGCCTTGCTTGCCCACTCATACGGCGAACCTTTAAATGAGTAATCGCCAAGTACATAACCATAGCCGCGAGTATCTGAGCCACATACGATTATTCCTGTCTCGTCTGAATCTTTTGTGTTTGTAATAGCCGGGTCAATTGAGACTATCAACCGAGATAACGGTGGGCGCTCGCTTATTCGGTTACGCTCTATAAGTCCTTTCGTCCATAGAGCTCCTTCGACATCTTCGAGTATTTCTCCATAGAGCTCTTGTCTGCCAAGCCTTGTATTGTTGTACCGAGCTTGAAGCTCCAGTAACGCTTGAGGCGCCAAGTTTGCTGCGTTATCAAAGGTTGATCCTCGTACTATTTTGACTGAGCCGTCATCTCTTGAAGCTAGTTTTCTAATTAACGGAATAGGCTTGGGCGTAGTAGTGATTATTGTTTTTGGGTGAGTACCAAGTCGTAAGCCGAATTGCAGCTGATCGTAGGTATCTTCGTATCGCCATGCTGCTAGTTCGTCGCACCAAGCACCATGATGCTGCGGACCTCGTAAACGGTCAGGCTCATCTGCTGAAAATAACTTTATTCTGCTTCCATTAAGTAATCGAAGCTCGCCAATGGTTCTGTTGTAGTAATCAAGCACACCGTATTGCCTGAGTATAGGTAGTAGACCTGACTCTCCTTCGGCGCAAGTATCTCTTACATCTCCAAAAGTCGGTGCTATAACTGCCCATCTTGTATTATGTTGGGTGATTGCTTGCCAAGCTAACCACTCTGCAGCAGTTCTTGTTTTTCCTGCTCCTCGTCCAGCTAAATAGAGCCAAGTCGTCCAAGTATCACCATTAGGTAATTGTTCGGGTCTCGCCATCTCCGCTTCCCAAGTCGCTCGGCGAGCTCCGAGTTGATCGTACCAATTCAACGATCCGTTGGGTATGTTGCTCCAGTATTGCTCCGTCATAAGTAATAACCTCCGCTTGTATCTTGGTTGGGGCATCTAATCCCAATATCCTGGTTCGCCTATCTACTATCTTGAGGATTGTTTCTATTGCTCTCTTGTCGCCGTTCTTAGCATCGTCATAAACCCCAAACTGTAATCTGTCTAGTAGGTCTATCTCCATGTTGCGGTATTCTTCAAGCTTCGGTGCCACCATTTTTTGAGTAATTCGTTGGTATGCCTTGTAAGCGCCAGAAGCATTTGCATAGCCAGTAGCCTTGGCGATTAGTTCCCATGTTGCGCCTGTCCTGCGTAATTCAATAATTTTCTCGGCTTTTTCCAGCTGCTCTATTTCTTGAGCGTCTTCGTTTGCTTTTTTTCCTGTCATACGCCTAATTTATACTACTTCAGATTATACGCAAGTCGCTCCGTCATACCTTTCTCCCAATACCAAAGTTTGCAGCCTAAATTGTTCTGCGCTAATCCTTTTAATATCTTTTTGTTATCCTCCGTAAACTCTGTAACTTCGTAGAGCTCGATAGCTGCACTTTTGAATCTGACTACATTTTCAATTGATCTACTCACTGGTAGCAGTATGAGATGTTGAAGCATATTGGGGTAATGTTGCTCGAACCAGAGGCGAGTTGTTTCGTGTATTGCGTCTTCCTCTTTTCGGGCGCTTATTGCGGTGAAAGGCTCAGTAGGCTGATATAAGGGTTGGGCGTCTCTATACCAAGCTAATAAGAATTGTTTTCTTTCTTTCCTCTCGTTCCCGGTCATTTTGCCCCACGCCTTGATTGCGGCAGGAGGCTTCTCTGCTAGTACGCCGTCAATATCATAAGCTATCAAATTTCAAGCTCCGCGTATGGAAAATCTGTTTTTACTGCTTGTACCTGCTCCTCTTGTATCTTTTTTCTTTCTTCAGTTGTTTTTTTGAGTAAGTCTGCCAAGTCTTTTGGGCTATCTAGCTGCCAAGCCCAGCTTAGAGCTGATGAGCCGCGCGGTGCTGCTACAGGTATACCAGCGAGTAGGGCATGGTAGGCGCGTCCAGTCCTCCACCCGGTTGCTTCGTGTTTTCCGTCGTACATAGCAAAGCAAGCTCGCCATTGACGGTACCAGTCTGAGCGCTCTTTTTGTTGGGGTGGGGTTGCGATATGAATTGTTTTGTCGTTCCACTCAGTATCTTTTCCAGCAACCGACACCATGCCGCTTTGTAAGTATGGGGTTATAGCTTTTAATCTTCCATTAGGGCGTCCAAAGTAAATAGCGGTTGCCTTCTCTCCGTCTCTGAAGGGTCTTGGCTCTAGTAGGGCGTGGAAGGGAATATCTACTATTTTTGCTGCTGAAGGTATTTGAAGCTTGAGTCGAGTCGGCTCAAGTTTTTCAGCGTTAACTGCGCAAGTCCAGCGTGAGTAATCCTCGTTGGGTAACTGCTTCCATAAGAAAGGCAGATCAGGATCGTCGCATAAGAAAATAATCCTGCCTTGGTGTTGGTTGATTATCTCAAAGGTTTCGCTCCACGCTTTTTTGTGAAAGAGTAAATTGTTTCCGCCGAACTCTAATATGAGTAGGTCGCAAGTCTCGTAAGCTTGTTTCTGATACCCAACGGCTTCGCTGTTTGCGGTTGGTTCGCTGAGATATTTGAGCGTATGCCCCCTTGTTTCCAAGCTAGCAATAAATGCTCGTCTTTTTTCTAACCAAGTACCACGAGCTCCGTTTTCATCTGCCGTTAATGGTAACTTTCCAGATACACGCCTATATCCAATTATCATTTCAGCGTTTAACTACATGGCTTTCTGCTTCGCCTTTGATAACCGCAGCCATGTGTTCCTCGCGCTTGGTTCTGTTTTCTGCTCCTCGAGCTGTTTCTACTGCGTATGTGAAGCAGTCTTTCATTCCCTTGAGCGCATAATAAACTATTGAATATCTGTATGCGTCTTCTTTCTCAGGCGACATTGGAGTTACTCCATGAACGAACTTGTATCCTGGGAAAAATAACACCCAACTATCTCGGCAAGCGCAAGTCAAGTCATATTCAGGGAAGTGTAAATATCCACCTTTCATATCTCTGCGGATTACTGGCATGGCGCTCCAAGTTTCGTAATTAAATCCGTCTCGGTGATATGGCAAGGTTGAAGATTTATTTACCACTCCGCTTGTCCATAGTGCGTCGTCGGTCATTTTCCACTCATTGCTTATGCCGGAGTTTTCTAATATTTCTGCATCGTGTTTGAATAGATGAGGGGCGAATTCTTTAAACATAATTGAAAACTTTTTTGCAAAAGCTACTAATACGGCGTGTTCATTTGGTTGCTCATTGGCTAATGAGGTTGGTCGGCATGATTCTCTGCGTTGATACACTTTTCTTGGCGCCATTCCAAAGGTTCTTGAAACATTATCTATACCCAAAGATTGTCTTTTGGTTGTTCCATACTTGATGTTTAATACTGAACGCCTTAATAAGTTAACTTCTTCCTCCATAGGGAAGTAAGCTAAGATCGGTTCTTCGGTATCTTCGTCTATGAATATGCCAGCTTCTCTGCAATTAGGTTCAAGTGTAGGCACAACTTTACCCACTTGGTTAGTTGCGTCTTCCTCGCTCATAATTCTTTTGACTCGTATTACTGGCAATTCTGCTAAATTCATCTTGGCGCTTTCTGTTGGGTTGCTTCTTCAACCAATTTTACTATAGCCTCAGCGTTTGAAGTCAAATTATATGTTGCGCGGTATCGGCTTAATTTATCTATAACCCAAACATACCTATTGTTTTCGATCTCCATTAAAAGCATTTTTGTGTTCTTGCTCATATATCTATCGGCAAATCCATCAAATACATTAGGTTCATCTGCGAAGCTCTTGGTTGATTCTTCTTCAATTCTTGCCAAGATACTATCAACGGTTTCTTCGGTATAACCAGTATTGTCTAGCGTTTGCGCTGTTTCTAATAATTCTAATAATGCCGTATGGTCATAACTTCCTGCATCTGCCGAGCGGTTGTCCATTAAAACTATTTTTGCAGCTGTGTCTTCCTCTACATCTATATAAGTTATGTTTATTGTTTTCCAACCTAACTTTTGAGCCGCTTGATAAGTATGGTTACCGACCAGTATTTGGTTGTTTCGTTTATTAACTGTAATTGGTTTGTATTGTCCGTAAGCTTGTAAAGACTCGATAATAATATCTATGTTGCCTTTTCTTGGGTTGGCTGGAAAAGGCGTCAAGGTATCTAATGCTACTTCGTTTATTTCCATCAGTTTATTGGCGCTTCCTCTTGATACTCTTTTTGTAATAAATCTACTAATACTTCTATGTTGGTGACCAAGCTATGTTCTTCTTTGTATTCTTTGAACCTTTCCATCAACCATTCGTAGGTTGTTTTATCGTAATCGAGCATTAGCACTCGGCTTGTTCGGTCTGCGTATTTTTCCGCATTCTCCGCCATGGTTGCGCCTTGAGTTGTATTCATCATTCCGTTATCAGGTTTTGCTAAGATTTTAACTAACTTATCATAATCCTCTTGGTTGTATCCAGTTGCGTCTATTGAATCGAATGAATCAAGTAAGTTTAATAAGATTTGCGTATCGTAAGTTCCTGCGTCGGTAGACCTGTTATCGATTAACACTATTTTGGCCGCAGTTGCTTCGTCTACATCTACATAAGTTACGGCGATCTCTGCCCAACCTAACTTTTTTGCAGCAGCATAGGTATGGTTTCCTGCCAATATTTCATTAGTTCTTTGATTTACTGTTATAGGTTTATATTGTCCGTAAGTAATTAAAGATTGTGCTATTAAATCTATATTGCCCTTTCGTGGATTTTTGGCATAAGGTTTGATTTCATTTATTGCTATTTTTTTGATCTCCACCATTTGCCTCCTGCTTCTCCGCTATTTCTAATCTAGCGTCTAATAAGTCGTCTAAGCTTGTTAGTAATATATTTCTGCGCCTAGGAGTTAGCTTTGAGTCTAGAAGTAGTTTTTGTATATACCTCATAGCCTCGTCTAACTCCTCGACGGTTACTTTTTCTGTTATTACTACGCTCATGCCTAAAGACTAGCGTTTTTTTCTCTTTTCGCGCTTTTCTTTGTAGGCTCTAACTTGTTCTGCGCTGTAATATACCGATCTCCACTCGCGTTTTACCCAGTTAAGTGTTTTTCGGTGTTGGATTTGCCTCAAGTTGTTGATCGTAATACCTAAGTATTCCGTAACTTGTTGGCTACTCCATAATTCGTTATCTACCAAGGCGCCGCCTCTTTTTGTTTATTTACTGTTGGCGCGTTTTTTAAACTTTTTGGCACTATTGCGTAATCTGTTCCATTGATTTCTAATGAAACCCGGTCTTTACCTTCTTTATCTGTGTATTGCGATACGCCTAGTTTGCCGATAATTAAGACTTTGTCGCCTTTT